CCGAAGATGATGCAGTTGTTCCCGCTGTAGACGTAACGCTGATCTGTCCAGCCCCAGAGAATTGTGTCCATGATATTGAATGTGTTCCAATTGTTCCCGTGCTTGCCGTCCAATAGTTTTCAGTCTGAACAAATCCACGGTTAGCATTTACAGTACCCTCTTGAACAAAAACAAAATCACCATCTATAATCTCGCCTTGTTGGTCATAATCGGTTGCCCGTGTTAAGACAAAAGCGTTGCTTCCGTCTCCAGCCGTAGTGACTGTATAAATACCGTTCTGTAGTTCAGCGGCTTGATCCTTAACCAGAACACGTTTACCGTCTGAAGCTCCCGTCCCATCTATGGTTAAAGCACCATCGTCATCAGCCGTTAACGTAGCACCAACTCCAGCCGTTCCGTTTGCATAAGTACAGGTAGGAAGGGCAGCGGCAGTTGCGTGGTAACAGGGGTCAATGATCGTTAACCCTTGAGCGGTTGAATCCACATACGCCTTGGTCGCCGCATCTCCATCGGCAGCGGGTGTGCCTACGGGAAGCACGCCAGAGGCTCCGTAGACGGGTATGCCATGTTCAGTTGCCGTGGTGCTTATGCGGTGAGTGCCAGAGGCTAGTGCGTCATCGCTTGAACCAAGTAGCTCCGCTTTTAAGTTGTCCACCCTAGTCGAATCCGCAACCACAAACGGCGCACCATCGTCCTTGGTGGAGGTGATGACTTGATCCGTTGAAAAAGCCGACCCTGCATGGTGCAACGCCTTCCAGCCACTACCGTTGTGGACGTAGATGTTATTGTCACCACCATAGGCCAACTGCCCCGCACTACCCGTGTAGTAGTCGTTGTCGCTTGGATCAGTCAGCGTTGCCGCTGGGGATCGTTGCTCCACTTTCGGTGCAATCAACTTTGCGTCCGACTGAAACGCTAAACTCGTAAAGACTTTTTTCGATGCCATATTATTAACTCGCTATCACTTTTAAATTCAAACCTGTTTCGGACACATCAACGCTGACTGTCCCTGCCGTGTTCCCATCCGCTGCCGTGGCTTTTACCTTGGCATCCACTTCATGGTACTCGTTGCTTTCTAAAATAAACACCGACACATCGGGGATGTACGGCATCAAATGCTCAAAAGTAATGGGGTAGTTCGATGTGCCATAGTTGCTGCTAGGCACGAATTCCACAACCTCATGCACCCTCTTGGTTGTGGTCGTTTCATTGCTGTCAACAGTTGTGGTTGTCGCCGCAGGGTAGGTGTGGTTGTCAACGTCCGTATAATAACTACCCTCTTGGTTGTCTAACTTGTCGGCGTTTGTGGCCAGATCAGCCGTTTCTGCGCTGTCGGAGCGGGTTGCGCTTGCGGCACTTGTAGCTGTAACCGCACTTACAGAGGACTTTGCGTGTAGGTCACCATTGGCATCCCTTACAGCTATATCCCCCGCGCCAGAGCCGACCTTGATGTAATCGTTTTCCCCAGAGCTTGTCCCAACTTTAATCGCGCCATCCGGTAGGGCTGCCTCTTCAGCTACAGGCGTATCCGTTTGAACTATTGTCAGCCTACCGTCAGCGTCAATCGTGCCGTCACCGTAAATTGTTTTAGGCTGGAACTTCCTGTTATCCTGCGAGATCAGAAAAGATGCCTCATCAGCGGGAGCAATCTTTTTTGGATTGATCTTCGCTTGATTGCTGATCTTTCCATCAGTAATTGATAAAGGGTCTATGGTGGTGCGGGATGACATTAATTCAGTAAGAATATTTTAATGTGACCCCGCCCTCCCGCTTCTGACTGCATCGTTGTATCGTTAGAGTTGGTTCCATCATCTAGAAAGCTACCCGCTCCCCCGAACCCAAACCCCTGTGCCGCAGATTTTGCGTAGCCCGAGTCGGTGGAATGGTACACATTGCATCTGCTCGCCCCCCACCTTGAATGACCGCCGTGACCGCCGACCAGAACGCTGTCTGTCATCGTTGACCCTATAACTGGCTCTGTCCTTGTGCCGCCATCTCCACCGGAAACAGTAGTGTCACCCACGCAGTTAGCTGCTGACCCGCCGCTCCCCTCGGTTGCGTAGGCTGATGAGCCTCCCCCCCCAACGGCTTTCAAGACAACCGTTCCTGACGGTGCTGCTGGCTTTCCGGTTGTTGCAGGGACGAGTGGGTATTCCACAATAGAATCCCCCCCGCTACCCGCAGCAACAAAAGTATTACTATTGAGAGTCCCTCCTTTGGAACCGGCATCGCCAGCGGTTATGCGGAGAAGGGCGAGGTTAGTCGCTGTCACGGTGATTGTTCCCCCGCTCGCGTCAGGTGTTCCCGTCTGCACAACTGTCAGCACATCACCAACCTTGTATCCCTCGCCGCCACTAACAATTGTGGGGGTTCCCGTAATCCCGCCCGAAGACGCAACAATCGATACTGTGGCCCCATCGCCGGAACCTCCAGTTGTGTCGAGGTTAGTGGCGGTTGTGTAGTCGCTTCCAGCCGTGGTAACTTCTGCAAAGGTCTTCACCGCTCCGTTACCTGTGACCTCCAGATCAGTAGCCGCATATGCGCCAGCACCTCCTCCGCACCCGCTGTAATCTGTGCCTTCCCAATCTCCCGTCCCTCCCCCTCCTCCTCCAACGGCCTGTATCCGTATTTTAGAGGTTCCTGTTGGGACGAGGTAATAACAAATTCCAGACGCTGTGGACTCAAAAACAGGAGACTCCGCTATTTCCAACGGCTTGTATTCGGGATCAAGGTTTGTTCCGTTTGAGGTTAATATGTAACCAGCCGTACCCTCACGCTTGAGGTTGTCTAAACCTATTGAGTTGCTTCCAACTTCTAGTTTCCCAGAGGCTGAGTTTCGTGTCACCGAATTAGTGAACAGGTTTGAGTCGAGGTGCGCCCCCGTAACAACCCCTGTGTTAATTCTCAGCTTTAAATAGCTCCCCTTCTTTTGAATCCCCACATGGCCCCCAGTTGTCCCTAAGTCTGTGCGGTATAAATCAAAAGAGGTTCCGTTATCACCGAGCAAAGCTATGTTGCCCTCTTGCCCATCCTCGTCTGTGTTCAGATTGGAAGTGCTTCCCGCGAGGGCAGATGCCTTGCCGTTCTCGTCACCTATTATTAAGCTGTTTTCCGTTAAAGCTAGTTTTGATATGTCAATGTTTGCTCCAGCGACAATGCTGTCGTTGTCTACGCTGTCACTCTCAAGCTCTGATGCCCCTACCGAGCCTGTCACCGCAATCGTTGGTGTGGCTCCCGCATTTAATGCGGCCCGTGTTACGTTGCCGCTCGAAAAATCATGTCCTTTTTGGACGGTTATGTTTAAACCCATTTTATAATTCCTTTCGTATTAGATTCTCTCCGGCCAAGGCTCCTACCTTAACCGTGTTAAGCTTCAAGCGGCCTTGAGTGTTTGCTACCTTCAGTTGGACGTAGCGGCCCGTACCCCTAAATTTATATTTATTAGCACTTGATTGGTGTAGGTCAGGGTCAAACCCTTTATCAATTGGGTCTTCGCTATACGTCCAAGTCTCGCTGTTCGCCTCACAGGTTGTAAGGTCAGAGTGACCCCCCGCCGAACAGGAGCCCGTTGGCAAGGTTATATCAGCCCCTCCGGTTTCGTTGGTTTTGTTTACCCCATCAACGATTAAGTCAGAAAGCTTAACGCTGTAGTCCTCCCTGTACCTCGTCAGAAAATCGTTGTTTGTGTTGCTTCGGATAAACGCAGGCTTGTCGAAGGGCTTGTCGTACTTTGTCCGACTAAACTCCTTGCTGGATGCGAGGGTTACACCATCCTCCTCCGGCCCGTCATAAATTGTGGTGACAGTAAATTTGGGGTCGTTAGTTGAAAGATGCAACTCCGCTCCCCTCCACTTCTTCTGTGCAATGCTCTTTGCAGTATAGCCCCGAGTGGTTACCTCGTCTGAAATCTGTTCGACTGACAGACCCCCATCACTTGCTCCAACCTCATCCACAAAGCCACAAACGCCTAAGTCATCATCGTACAGGTTTATATAGCCGTCTGTGGAGAGAAAGAATAAACGCCTCTTGCCTTGGAACTCCATCTCGACAAACTCCTTAACCTTGACCGCGCTGCCGGTATCATAACCGCTCCAAGCCTGTTGCAGTAAGTCATACACAAGCACAGCGTTGTTGCTCGTAGCACCGTCTATGCAAGTCGCAAGGTAGTACCTGTTGTTATACGTTGCGGCTACAGCTTTGCCAGCATGGTTCCAGTTGATGCGTTCAATAAGCGGTTGTATAGCCTCCGAAACGGGCTGTTGGACTGCTGTAATCTTCCCGTTAGCTGCAACCGACAGGGAGCAAATGCCCTTCTTGCTGGAGAGGAACCAAATGTCGCTGCCCACTTGGATGGTTGACTTGAAGCTGACTGCCCCAAAATCTCGCGTGACCTCGTCGAGTACCGCATCCGACAAGTTCCCATATATGTTGGATACCATATATATAGAGTTGCTTTTAAACGCAGCTAAAGTTGTGTTGTTCAGCTTCTGAATGGCAACAAGATCATCCTCGGAACCCTGTTGGATTCTGAAGGAACTCATTATAGGGGCATAGCGTGTGTACGAGAGGTAGTCACTCACCGCAACCATGTCCTTGTCAAAAGGGACAAGCAGCCTGTTAGCAAAGTATAACGCACTATCGCTGGCAGGGATGGGCTCTGTTCCATCGCCCTCGTCGTTTTCATCCAGAGTGGTGTCTGTGTCCTCCTGCGTGATTGAAACAAAGCCAGTTTTAATCGACTTCATTACGAGTGGAGGCAATGAAGCCCCCCGCATCATCACAACTACATTGAAGCATTGAACAAACGAAACATCCGCGCTGATATCGGGACATATTAGTTTCTCTGAGTGAGCCCCGTCCCTTGTTGCGTATGTCCCGCTGCTGCTTGCAACAATTAAATGCTCACGGCCAGATGGGTCACGAAACACCCCAGCCCCATACACCTCATTCCCGTAGCCAAAAATCTTATGACCCGCATCTGACCAGTTGTCCTGCAAGGCGTTTTCTACGTCTAGAGGGTTGTCTCCGGCATCAGTAGTTCCTGTCGCTTTAAAGAACGGGCCTAAGCTGTTGCTGGCTGGGCCTGCCGTAGCGGCCAGAGGCGTTGAACCGTCCGTTGTTGTGGTGTTTGGATCACCTACGTCCACGTTGGAGAAGGAGGGGGTATCTCCGGATGTGTCCACCTTCCTCCCGCTATACAAAACGTAGTCGCCGCTGGAATAAGAAACCGTATCGTCATAGGTGGAGGCGGCCTTGTTGCTCCAAGGCATTTTTTTAATGCCTGCCCGAGTCTCGGCAACCCCGTTAACGAATCGCTTGTTAACAGCGTTGGCAACGTACCCTTCCGGCAACTGGCTTGGGTCTAGCCGCGAGTTAACCCCGATAAATCCGGTGTCACCATCTACTATAGCCTCATCAATTGGCATTACTTCAGCCTCACCACTTTATTCAACCTTGCCACTTCCCTCAACGCTGCCCGAGTGAACTCGGGTGCTGCTTGTGCCGCCCTCGGAAACTGGGGGTGATCGGTCAGGGTCGAGACTCCATTCAAATCCCTGTACTCCGTTGTCCTGCACCCCGCCGCGAGCAGCAGCAATGGCAGCGTCAATTTCATCAAGCTCCTCCTCATGCTTTTTCTCCGCTCTCGCTTCATTCAACGCCTTGGCTACGCTCAAAAAAAGCCGCTCCAATACAGGGGCGGCCTTGAGTAGCGAAACTATAGCCGCAAGGATTCCCCCCATTAGCCTTCCACTTTTTCCTCCACCTTGGAGATGCCGTGGCGAACAAAAATAGCGAGGATCGATGTGGTTGCGATGCTTATAGCATTCCCAAGCTCAATCTCCCCTGTTGCCCATCCGGCTATAGCACTCACCAAGCCCGTTACACCGCCCCAAAAACTTTTTGACTTTAACATATTATATTATTCCCCTTTGCCCTTAAACATATAGTAAGTCTTGCCCATTATATACACCAACATTGTCGCAGATATGCTGACCTGTAGGAGTTGTGATAGTTCAACGTACCAATTACCAACGCCGACAATTCCGGCGGTGGAGACTTTCCCGAGATCAGCAAAATCCGAAATCATCAGTCTACCCAATAAGCTCGACTAGTTCGACATCTCCAGTTCCAGTTGCTGCACCAATATAGTCGCTAATTACAACAGTAGTGCTGCCAGCAATTTTTAGCGTACCCGAAGATCCAATCGTATAGTCTCCAACAGTTGTTGCCTTGTTATTAACTAACAATTTCCTTCTACGTTCGTTATAGGCAACAGTATTAGCTTGAGCTAACCCGTTTACCGCACTTGCTATTTTTACATTATTCATCTTTTACTACTTCTGTTTCTAAAACTTCCTGTGATCCATTAGGCTGTTCCTCTAAACCGCATTCTTGCATTATAGCACGGGCAGCGTTTGTCACAACCTCATGTTGCTGGCGGTTTAAGTTCGCGTTTCCACTCGCAGTATATAGTACGTCAAGTGCCTCTTTCATTTTGTTCTTGTCCATTTTAGTATGTAGT